GTCTCGTGGGCTCGGAGATGTGTATAAGAGACAGTTTTAATATTATGAACTTTAAACCTAAAGAGGTTGAGGTTACCTTTACGCCAAGATTCATTAAGTAAAGTTCTTTTTAAACTTTTAAAAGTAACTTTGCCAACTTTTGTGTAATTAAAACAAATGGCTGAAAAGAGAAAATATAATAAGAAATCCGAATACTGGGGCAAGTTTGATAAAAAACAGTCTATAGAAGAGACTTTGGCGACAAATCCATTACTGCAGAACAGTACATATACTCCTTCCTTAGAGGGAGAAGCTTACTTTAATTCCACGGCTAAGGCGTCTTATTCTCGAACAGGAAGCGGGACAACCACAAGATCAAGATCTAATCGGGTTCATAAGGTTCCTCAAAGCGACAGATACACAAATATTAGGGACGGGTTACTTCCTTATGATTATTCTGCTAGTGGCATTAACGTAAGAGAAACAATAGAGCTTTGCCAAAAAGCATATGCCAATGTGGCTATTTTTAGAAACGCTATAGACATTATGGCTGAATTTGCTAATTCAGAAATATTTCTCGATGGCGGAAGCAAAAAATCAAGAGATTTTATTGAGGCGTGGTTCAGGAAGGTAAAGCTCTGGAAAATAAGAGATCAATATTTTAGAGAGTATTACAGATCTGGAAATGTTTTCTTTTACAAAATCGACGGAAGGTTCAATACTGATGATTTTATCAAGATGACAAAAACTTACGGAGCAGTGTCCGTAAATAAAATACCTATTCGTTATATTTTGCTTAATCCATATGACATGATCGCTCGCAGGACAACTGGATTTGAGACTACTGGCGTATATGCAAAAATTTTAAGCGAATACGAGATAGAGAGGCTTAAGAATCCCAAGAACGAATATGACGCAGAGGTTTATAGGGGGTTGCCGAGCAATCTTAAAAAGAATTTTAAAATGAATGGATATGCGCCTGATGGAGCAAAAGTTGAAATCGAGCCAGAAAGACTTAGGTATTCTTTTTATAAAAAACAAGATTATGAGCCATTTGCCGTTCCGTTCGGGTTTTCTGTTTTAGAGGATATTAACATGAAGCTTGAGTTCAAAAAAATTGATCAAGCGATCGTTAGAACTATAGAAAATGTTATTCTTTTGATCAGCATGGGCAACGAACCCAACAAAGGAGGAATAAATCATAATAATCTTGCGGCTATGCAGGAGCTTTTTAGGAATGAGAGCGTGGGGCGTGTCCTTGTGAGCGACTACACGACCAAGGCAGAGTTTGTTATTCCTGACATGAATAAGATTTTAGGATACGAAAAATATCGCATAGTTAATGAAGATATCAAGGAAGGACTTCAGAATATTATTGTCGGTAGTGAGAAATATAGTAATACTGCTGTCAAGGCTGAAATATTCCTCGAGAGGCTCAAGGAGTCTAGACAGGGATTTTTAAATGACTTTTTGCAACCTGAAATCAAACAGGTCTGTAAAAACATGGGATTCAGGAATTACCCAACAGCAAGATTCAAAGAGGTTGATACCAAAGACTCTACTCAAACACAAAGAGTAGCTACAAGGCTTATGGAATTAGGTCTTATAACCCCAGAGCAAGGAATGGACGTGATCAACAAGGGGGTTTTTCCAGAGGCCGAAGAAATAGGCAGATCACAGAGCAAGTTCATTGAAGAGCGTAAAAAGGGGTACTATAACCCAATTGTTGGAGGAGTTCCAATGGTAAGCGAAGAAAATAAAGAGGAACAGGAAGTGCAAAAAGTTCCTGGTTTGCCTGGCAGGCCGCAGGGAACCAAGGGAATACCTCAAGAGAACTCAAGAGCAAACGTTTCAACAGAAAACATTAGTCAAGTGATAAAAGCTTCTGAAAATCTGCAAGATTTCTGCAAGAAGGCTATAAGAAAGCACCACCAAATTAAAAGATTAAATAAAAACCAAAATCAAATGGTTTCTGATCTTTGTAAAAAAGTGGTAATTGCCAAAGATATTAAAGATTGGAAGTCTACCGTGGAAAGCTGCATTAAAGATAATAATAACATATTAAAGCTTGATTTGCCAAAAGATGTCGAAGAAACCGCGAACAGTCATAGCTTAACAGACTATACTGCGGCGATTGTTTATCATTCAGAAAAATTCTCAAATCGATAAAAACAGTGTAACAAACTTACAGTTAGCACACTTTATCGATAAATATGGTTCCGTACTATAAATATAAAACCTCGTTCTTGCAACCGATTATTGCATCTGCAGATATTGATCAAGAAAATATCCAAATTTCAAAAGCTTCTCTAAATGATCTTAAGGGATTGATGCCTGAGTCAGTTGATTTAGATAAGAATATTGATTTAGTTGGAGTAGCCTTCAATGCGGCAGTAGTCAACATGTTTAATAAAAACCATGATGGCATTTCTACTGAGACGGCTTTAGCCGTTAAAGACTATTTTGTTCATAAGCCCACTAACATAGAACACAAAAAACAAAGAATTGTTGGGCATATTGTTTCTGCTGGATTTTCCAGCTATGGAGATAATGAGCTTTTTAACGAGGAGGATTTGGCGGATTATCGAGACCCTTTTAATATTTCTCTGGGAGCCGTAGTTTATCGAATGGTTGATAAAAAATTCGCAGAACTATTAAACAAGTCAGTTGATCCCGAGAGCTCAATGTACAATCAAGTTTCCGCTAGTTGGGAAATAGGCTTTAACGATTACCAAATCGCAGTTGGTAGCGACAATTTAGCTGAGGCAGAAATTATAACCGACCAAAAGCAAATCCAAGAGCTCTCTCAGTATCTTAAAGCGACAGACGGGTCTGGTGAAATGCAAGACGGAACCATTGTTAGAAGATTGGTTGTTGGAGACGTTTATCCCTTGGGTATAGGGTTTACATCAAACCCAGCAGCAGATGTTGAAGGGGTCGTGCTTACGGAACAAGATGATCAACTTAAAATTTCCGACCGCAGGGATTTAGCTGCAGATCTTGACGAAAGATCAGAAAGAATTTTAAAAAATATATTAAATTTTAAAAATAATATTTCACAAAGTGAAAAAAACACTGTAAAATCTGAAAGAGAAAGTAATTCTAATATTATGAACACAAACCAATTAGTTCAAGAAATTAAATCTGTGCTCGATGAGAAGCTTTCTTCTGAGAAAATGTCGAAAGACACGTTTGCTGCAGAGTCTGTTGCTTCAATTTCTGATATCGTGAATCAAGCTATTCGCGAGAAGAATGAGGAGTACAAAAAAGACCTCTCAAGCGCAAAAGAAGAAAAAGCCCAAGTCGAGGCTCAGCACCAAGAGCTTACTGCTTCCGTGGAAGAAATGAAACAGAAGTTGGAGGCGGCTGAAGAGAAGATTCGTCAGTTCGAAGATGAGCAAACCCGCCAGCAGGCGCTTGCTTGTTTTAATGCTCGCATGGAAGCTGTTGAGCAGGATTATGAACTGAGTGAGGCTGATTTGAAGATTGTCGCATCTGAAGTCAAGGAATTGACCGAAACAGATGAGGCGTTCGCTTCTTATCAGGAGAAACTGGCTGTAGTCTTCGCTCATAAGAGCAAAGAGCATCTACAGGCTGAGAAAAATAAATTTGATAGCGCAGTTGCGGAAGCAGTTGAAAAACGCGTCACCGAAATGAAAGAAGTGAAAGCTTCTAGTGATGAACCTTCGGAGAGCGAAGCTAGCAAAAAAGAAAATTTGGAAGAAGTCTTAGAGGCGACGGAGCAGGTTACACCTGAAATCTCCAACACTAACGAGGCATCTTCTGGCGAGACGGAAACTCTGAGAACTAAGTTCCAGTCTGCGTTTAGCAAAGAAAACATCAAAGTAACCTATTAATATATTAATTAAACATTATGGCAAATAGACTATTACCATTCAGGCAATACGACGAAAACGATGTTATCAACTTGTTCGCTAATGATGCGTCAGACGCTAAGTCTACGACGGATAGCAACGGTAGTGCGGGAGTTTTCGTGAGTATTAAGAGTGGTGGGGGAAACTTTAGTAAAGACCCTATCACATACGTTGACCGTACGGAGCTCGGCGCTTCATATAGTCACACTAAGAACCAATATCCCGAGGTTCAGTTAAAAGTTACCGCAGCTTCTGTGGGCGCTTTGGCTGGCGAGGTTATTGGTGTTACATTGAAGCAAACACTCGAACAAGACGAGAATGGAGAGAAACTTCTCTACAATCCCGTCAAGCGAGACGAGCTTCAAGCTGTTCTTTCTGGCCAGGCTTGCCCTGTTGCCACGAGAGGTATTTTCACTTTAACGGCTAGCGCATTTGACGCTGCAGCGGACGGAACCAACTCTTGTGTCCCAGGTACTGCTGCTGTTATCTCACCTGATAATGCTGGTAAAGTCAGCGGAATCGCCTACTCTTCTTTGTGGGCATTTAGCGCCACGCTAGGGAGTAATGTTCCGACTGGCGTTGAGTGGATAAGTCAAGGTGGAGACGTGATCAAGTACACGCCGAATCATGTTGTTGGTACCTGGATTGGTACTGGCACGAGGACTTCGGTTGGACCTAGTACAGATGTGGCTGCGGGAATGTATTCCGTGTTAAAGCTTAATCTCTAATCTTAGAAACCAAAAAAGGAATCAAGAAAAATGAATATTACATTAAAAAGAACTCCAGAACAAATTGAGTTGATTCAAGCTATGGGCTCTAAGAACAGAGACACTGCTTATGAAGCTCAAGTCGCACTGGCGGAATTCATTGGCCCAGTTATTAATGAAGTGGTTAACCAAGCTCCTACGTTGAGCAATTTGTTTACCCCGCTTCAGTTTAACGCTGATGACAATCCTAGCATTCCGCTAGATGTTTATTACGATGTATCCGATGAGGACTACATTAACGTTTATAGCACTCACGCTCCAGGTGGTCTTCCGACCAACCAGGTGACTCCTACTCACAGCGAGATGAAAGTTGCTACATACAAGCTCGATACAGCCGTTTCTTTTGACAAGAAATACGCTTCTCGTTCGAGATTGGACGTAGTGAGTAAAACATTCACTCGTGCTGCGCAGGAAATCTTGTTGAAGCAGGAGAGAACATCCGCTAACTTATTGTTGGGGGCGCTTGCTAGTGCTTCTACAACTGCTGATGGCTCTACTTATCAGCATTTGGTTACGTCTGCGCAGGCAGGTCGGTTCTTATTGGACGATCTGAACACTATGTTGACCAGAGCTAAGAGAATCCGTCCATCTTGGGCGGGTGGCACACCTGTTGGCGGAAACGCTGGTATTACGGATATGATCTGTTCACCAGAGGTTGTTGCTGATCTGCGCGCGATGGCTTATAACCCGATTAACACGGTGGAAGCCGACGGTACTGCTGCATCGACAGCCAACGCGGGCACAGCTGCCCCTGATTCGGTTCGTGCGGCCATGTACGGCGGCGCTGGCATTCCTGAATTCTTCGGCGTTAGCGTTATGGAGATTCACGAGTTAGGAGCAAGCAAGAAGTTCAATACGATCTTCGGCGCACTGTCTCCGACCAGTGATAACAACCCGAATACTGCTAACAGTAACTCGTTTGCATCTACTGATGACCTGGTTATCGGTATTGACCGCAGTCGTGACGCATTCGTGCGCGCCGTGGCAGTCGATGGCGAGACTGGTTCTGAGTTCAGTCTCGTGGCTGATGATCAATATAGCATTCGTCAGGCTAAAGTTGGTTGGTTTGGTTCTATCGAAGAGGGTAGAGTCATATTGGACGACAGAGCGATTGTTGGTATTGACCTTGAGGCCTAATACCACTATATATAATCACAAGCCCACTCCTTCGGGAGTGGGTTTTTTTTATTCTATTTCAACTCTAAAAAGTGTAAATCCTAAATAGAAAACAAAGGCATAAGGATATATTATATAGTACTATGAAAAAAGCACCAAAAGCAAAAAAAACAAGCGCTAAAGCAGCCAGAAAAACTTCGGGAACTAGGAAAAGCACGGCGACTAAAAAGCAAAAAG